TACCCGAATCATTCAGTATTTCAACGATTCCGGCGAAGCAGGGTTCGATAGAGAAGCAAGTCCCGGCAACGGTCCCTTCTACGTCAAGCTTCACGATGACAGCTACGATGCCACCGGATTCGATACGCTAGACGAAGCGATCGAGGAACTTCGTTACATTACCGAGTAACCCGTCATTTGACTCGGATACCAATTGGTGTTAGACTAATGTTACGGTAAAGAAAAGGACATAGAGATGAAGACAGCAGAATTCCTAGCAATGACAGACAAGATTCGCGTAGCAACGACAGCAGCAATGGACGCTGGCAACGAGTTCGTCACTCCCTGGCGGATCATCGGAACACTGACAGCGGTACTTGAGAGTTCACTGTATCACCTGCCGAAGGCTACCCGTGAAGAGATACTCAAGCAGTTAGTAGACGGCCTGGGCTATATAGAGAAGTCTTATGAGAAGGAGGCAGCATGAAGTTTGAGGACAGAATGGATATGGTGGTAGGCTACGTATGTAGCTTTCTACTGGTCGTACTTGGGACGCTGCTGGTTGTGGGGTTCTGAGGACTCGGATGCGCTAAGAAAAGACTCGATATAGTTTTTGACTATAGTTTCCAAATCGAGTCTCATATTTTTAGGGTGGGGTTTATACGCAACCTGAGTTTTCACCATGTATGCTCCCTTCGGTCGCTATGTCCCTAATTCTATTTACCCTATGCTCCCTAAGTCTTTTCCCTCTATGCTTTCTCTACGCTATCTCTACGCTATCCCATATATAGAATACCTAACGTTTCTTATTTCGAGAATACCGCAGAAATCTTACTGGGAAAAAACTGTCTAAAAACCGATACTATATGAATACTTCTCTTATTGAGTTCTTTATTATAATACTATGCTTTATCGCAATCGTTTCTATAACCATTTACATTAATAAGAATAAGCTATGAAAATAAATGACCTATTATCCGATGAAGAAATTGAGAGTTGCATTGATGGCTCTTCTGATCTACGAATGATACGAGAGATCATTGAAGTAAGCCAACTCGATAATCTGTTGGATATCGAGGATTTTGCCGATATGTTTGCTTATCAGATACGTGGATTCATCGATGTTACGTTCGAAGAAGATGAGGATGCTTATGATGAAGCTTATACGAATAACTGGGAATGGGGTACTTCTATTGCGGAGAACATCAATCTTTTACTTGTTGATAAGTGGACGAAGATGTGAAACGTATCTTTACCATCTTTTCACCGTATATCGGTACGGGGAAGAATCAGCACGATATCGGTGCTTTTCCCGTTGAGGCTGATTGCGATTATCACTATACCAAGTCTTTCGAGGAATTGGGTTACGTGGTCAATAAGGCCAGATGGAGAATTGAAAACGAAAATATGTATCTTGATGTACCTGAGACATTAAATGCAATTAAAAAGGAAATCAAGGAGTTTAATGAGATTACCATACTCTTTGAATGTAACTTTAAAATAAGTGAAAATAAGGAATTAAGGCAGTTGTACAATGCTATAAAATTTCTACGTAATAAGGGACTTAGTATACGTTTGATAGCCCAGGTACCTGATTCGTGGGCTCGGTTGGATTTACTGCAGATATTGGGTGAGTTGGACTTCGTTGACAGAATCATTGTCTTTAATGAATCCATTATACAAGTACTACGTGAGAATGGTCTACCTGAGAATATAGCAAATAAGTGTTACTATACACCATCTTTACCTGTTGTGTACAGAGGTCATACGGCAGAAAAGAATATTGATTTTTGTTACATCGGATCCCCGAAGGGACAACGATTACAGCGTATCGGAGACATGATGCTGCATCGTAATATACATTGGTTAGTTTTTACTAATGGACGAGATGCGGTTGAGTTCAATCCATTTAGAAGCACTGAGAGTTACATGCATGCGTATCAGCATTCAAAGTTCTCGATCATAACCAGTGTAATGTCCATGCGACACTTTAAACATACTCACAACAGACTTATACGTGTTCCAGGACAACTACCTGGTCGTTTTGCCGAATCATTGTCGGTCAACTGTATTCCTGTTTATTTTCAAGAGGATACGTTTGATAATCCACCGAGTGAGTATACCGAATCTAAACTTGAAAAACCCTTTATTGTTGTACCACCTTTTATGCGTGGACAAGAAATTATCGAGCTGATCTTTAAAAGACAAATAACTGTTGGGCACATAAAAGATTTTTACGATGCTCACTTGGCACCCGAAGTAATCATATCAAGAATGTTGAAATGAAATCTTATTATAATTTTAAACCATTAGCGAATCCCAGTGAGGGTACCAGTATTGTTAAATTTAGTAAAGCATTCTCTGATACCGAATGTGATATGATACAGATGCTGGAGAACTTCATACAAATAGATGAGGTGGGAGTTAGTACAAAGAATAACATGGAATCCAAGACTCGGCGATCCAAGGCCGGTTGGATACAGTATGAAAATAACATTGAATGGTTATTTGATAAGATTGTAGCATATGGACGAAAAGCAAACAATGAAGTTTTTCGTTTCAATATAGATGGATTACATGAACCGTTACAATATACTATTTACGAAGAAAATAACGAGGGATTTTATAACTGGCATTTGGATATTGGCGTGTACAATGAAATGACCGTGACACGTAAGATGTCCATGTCCATGGTGTTGAATAATCCTGCAGAATATGAGGGGGGTGATCTGGAGATTTGGGGAGCATCTGGAGTTGTGTCTGCGCCAAGAGAACAGGGTACACCCACTTTCTTCCCATCATTTTTGTTGCATCGCGTCACACCCGTAACCAGGGGTACACGAAAGTCATTGGTTGTATGGTTCGGGGGACCAAACTGGCAGTAAATATATAAATGGCATTCAAAGAAAGACCGCAGGTCACCATCAATCCATATCGTCTGATGATATGGCCTATAGATCAATGGAGCAGATCTAGAATACTAGAGATTCTGGTTGAACTAAACATAGCATACAAAACTGAGGAAACTAGTATGATGCATCCGGCGTTTATATTCGAAACTCACGCCGATTATGCTCAAGTTTTAAGCAGAATACAATCATTTTGATGCTTGACACGTATAACTGTTCCATATATAATAAGAGCATATAAGGACTTAGGAGTCGAAAATGCGTAAAATTCTAGCATCGATCATAGTGGCTGCTGCAGCATCTCCGGTGTTTGCTGGCGGATATCCTCATTATCATTATGGACATAGACACCATCATCATTATCACAATAACCATGCTGGCAAAATAGCATTAGGTGTTCTAGGTGGAGTGGTTATCGCATCAGCTATTGCAAATCAACAAAGACAGGTAATAGTTACCCAACCGCAAACCGTGTATACACCTCAGATTGCAGTTCAACCCGGTAACTGTCTAGTAAACATATTCAACCCTTACATGAATCGTTACGAGAATGTAGTGGTTGCCTGTGATCAACCTGTAGTACAAAGCGTACCGCAGATTATTCAATAACTTTTATACTATATTATGATTAATGTTGACAAAAAAGGTTTTTTAGATTCCTTGGCATATGCAAGTTTTGATGACGAGGAGCGTAAAATATTCAAAGAATGGTTAGGTGGTCTGTTACGTAATGGTATTGTGGACTTGACTTTCGTCAAAAAAGATGGTACTATTAGAAATATGCGAGCAACCTTAAAAGAGGGCTTGGTTGCTCCAACATCTGGTTCAGGCAAACAGAGTAACAATGAATTGATTGCCGTGACGGATGTAGATATTAATGAATGGCGTTCTGTTAGATTTGATTCAATTAAAGAAATTAAATTTACTTTGGAGTAATAATGGCAAGAGCTGAACGAGTTGCGAATCCTAAGAATGTAGTAGTAGGTGCAGAACCAATTGCAACTGAAATTGTTGCGGGTGTAGAGGGTTATGCTGTACGATTCATCAATGCAATGAATTGGTATTCTATTGACGGCAATAAAGGTGAGGCTCGTAAGTTCTTAAGAGAGTATATTAAGAAAAACAGAACAGCTGATCTTAAAGATTTCGACAAAGTAAGTGACAAAGAGATTCGTCCTACATATGGTTGGATTGCTAGAATCATTTCTCGTGGTGCTAAGCTAAGTGATTATCATGTCGAGAATTTTAACAACTATATTTTTACCATTCTTAAATCTGTTAATGCGCCTGTAGTACAGAAAACCGTTATAATTTCTAATAGACCATCTATTCAAAATGCTATGAATGAGAAGATTTCAGAATACATTGGCACCTTGGAAGGTCACTATGACGAATACATTACTCATGGTACAGAGTTTTCGCTTGACTCTGATCTAAAAGCAAAAGAAATACCTCAAGCATATGTTACTCGAATTCAAGAGTGGGCAAAACGCCGGCTACGTGAATGGATCGAGGTATTGGAGGGCAAAGATCAACAGATCAACGAAGCATACTCTCACTATACAAAGACAAGTAAAAAGAATGTTGCCAAATTTTTTGTTTCAATGATTGAAGATTGCGAAAAATACGGCGCATTTAAAAAAGCTAATCGTAAACCTCGCACTATTAGACAGAAAACTCCTGTGCAACAGACCAAGAATCTCAAGTATAAGATCAAAGATGAAGAACTAAATGTATCTTCGGTGAATCCTGTAGAGATTGTTGGTGCCCAATCGATATGGTTATATAATACCAAGTCGAAAAAATTGATGCTATATCGTACAGACTCATCACAGGGTATTCAGGTAAAGGGATCTTCGTTGCAGAACTACGATCCGGAGATGTCTGAACAGAAAACTTTAAGAAAACCACTTGAACAGCTTCATGAATTGTTATCTGCTGGTAAAGTTCAGCTGAGAAAGTTCATGGAAGGCATCAAAACGAAGAAACAAGACGTCAACGGACGCATTAATAGTGAAGTTATCATTTTAAAGGCAGTAAAATGATTGTTGTAGACTATAATCAGACCGCAATTTCTAATTTTATGGCAGAAATTGGTGGTCGAACCGATGTAGATATCAATGTTGGGCTTCTGCGCCACATGATTATCAATTCTTTACGCGGTTACAAGCAAAAATTTGGAAAAACATACGGAGATTTGGTAATTGCATGTGATTCACGCAATTATTGGCGCCGAGATGTGTTTCCTTTGTACAAGGCAGGCAGAAAAAAGGCAAGAGAGGAGTCAGGTTTCGACTGGAAGACGATTTTCGAGACACTAAGTATGATTCGAGACGAACTTGACAAATATTTTCCATACAAAGTGATCAATGTTGACGGTTCTGAGGCAGATGACGTTATTGCAATTTTAGCAGAGTGGTCTCAGTCCAATAATTTGATGAATTCATCACCGTTTGATGACGGTGATCCGAAACCCTTTATGATTGTATCAGGTGATCACGACTTTATACAGTTGCAGAGGTTCAAAAATGTCAAACAGTTCTCGCCAATTCAGAAAAAACATGTCAATGTTGACACGACGCCGGAGAGATATGTATTGGAGCATACTATCAGGGGAGATAAAGGCGATGGAATCCCTAACGTACTCTCGCCCGATGACTGCCTTGTCAACGGCGAAAGACAAAAAGCAATCTCAACAAAGAAATTAGAAGAATGGATATCTGATCCTACTCGTATGCCTAATGATGATGAGTTTGTTACTCGATTTAGACGTAATAAGATGCTTGTAGATTTTACTCAGATACCTACACGGGTCAGAGAATCAGTAATAAATAACTTTGTAACACAACCCAACAAAGATCGTAGCAAACTTCTTAATTATTTTATTGAAAATAAAATGAAGAACATGCTAGAAGTTATTGAGGATTTTTAATGAAGACATCTGTCCCACAAATATTGGAGGAAGTGGAAAAACAACCTAGTAAGGAGGGTAAGATCAGAGTTCTGCGATCTTATGATGGTCCTGTACTAAGAGGTATTCTGCAACTTAATTTTAACCCAGCAATGAAAATGGATTTGCCTCCAGGTGAACCTCCTTTCAAGAAGGACACAAATATCCCCGAGGGTTATTCAGAATCTAATTTGTATGTTGAACATAGACGTTTCTATATTTGGCTAGACCCAACTAAGAATATAAACAAGTTTAGAAAAGAATCTTTATTTATTCAAATGCTTGAAGGTATGCATTGGAAAGAATCAGAGCTAGTCTGTCTTGCTAAAGATAAAAAGATTGAAACGAAATACAAGACTGTATCACATGAATTAGTAGATGAAGCATTTCCCAATTTTCTTCCGCCAAAGGTGAAGGAAGAAAAGAAGCCAAAAAAAGCCAAAGTCCCTTTGAAAGAATAAAGAATATTTTCTTTAAACCCAAGAGGGACGAACCTGAACCTGTAGAACAGTGGTCTGTAGACCCCAGTATGCCAAAAGATCCAGTTTATGATTCAAGAACTGTGGACTTTTGGAAATACAGAGCATTTGACAAGCGTAACTAATTACTATATAATGTTGATATATTAAGTGAGGTGATCTATGTCCTTAGTTGGTCCATGGTTAAACAATATCGGTAGTAAAAAACGCAAAGTCAAGTATGCCTCTGCCGAGGCTAAAAAACGTGACCTTGAATTGAAGGCAGAGTGGGCAAATAAGATGATTGAAATAGATAAGACAAAGAAAACTATCATGCCTAGATCATTAACAAGACCAATGCCCAAGCTCGGTCCTCCTCCTGGTCGTGAGACACGTTTTATTCCTAGTCATGATTCAGGTGCAGGTGTAGCAGCTAAAAAAGAAAATCCTGTTTATACCGGTGACAAGGTATTGGGTGTATCTATTGTACACAAATCTTGTTTGCAGCCTGTTTTTAGTGAATCACAAGCGAAAGAATTCGCATCCATGAGGAGATAATATTATGGCAGTACCCAGTAGTCCAGCAGATCGTAAAGCAATTCTAGATTGTATGAAAGAAATCAGCGGATCAATGACACGCATTGATGCTGAGCGAGATTTCATTCGTGAGGCAATTAAGAATATTTGCGATGAGCAGAATCTTAGTAAGAAGACTTTTCGTCGTATGGCTAAGACATATCATAAGCAAAACTTTAATAGTGAAGTAGAAGAGCACGAAGAATTTGAAACACTATATCAAACTATCACTAATACTACAACTATGAGTAAAGTAGCATGAGAAGAATCAAATTAGAATCATCTGAAGGTTCCGACTGTTCGGTAACAGTAGTTTTTAATCAAACTAATCTTTCTGATACTATTAATAAATTCTTTGGTTTTTTACGTGCTAATGGCTTAGATGAAGAGATTATTAAATCTACCACCAAAGACGTATTAGATGGTAAATGGACAAATAATTTTAATAATCTTATTGTGAATCAAAATGCAGGAAGTTACATTTCACCTTTAACCATAACTGGTATTAGTGCGCTTACCACACAACAGTATTCTTCTATAAATTCTACTGTATCTTATGACACATTGAAAGTATCATGAAAATTTTATATATCCTAGAAGCCAAATGGCATGATACTATTGGTAGATGTCGTAAAAATGAAATAGTTGGAGTGTATGATAATCTTACTAAATTAGATACAGCTAAAACTGCTGTAATGATTAGACCACATGATTACAAATCTGTATCTTTTAGTATAAACAAGGAAATACAGCCGTTTCATGCTTAAAAAATAAGCAAAATTTGATTAATCCTTCGGTTGACACGGATATCTTTTTACTATATAATAATGAAATAGTGGAGATTCACATGAAAACCGAAAAAAGACGTAATCCTGTAGCAAAAGATCTTCGTACGCCGAAGTATCGTCCTCGTGTGGTTGAGGATAAGACTGCGTACAAGCGCAAACTTAAGAATGACCGCCAAGCTAACGTAATTTATTCTTGATAGGTAATATGATGACTGTATTTGAAATTCTTGAAGCCCTTGCCGCAGACAATTCCCGTTTAGCTAAAGAAGCGATTCTTCGGCAACATGCTGGTAATGATGTTTTGAAAGAAACATTTCGCCTAGCATATGATCCAATGATTAGTTATTACATTCGCAAAATCCCAAATTATATTGTTGGCAAAGCTGAGGCTAAGGCAACACTGGGTTGGGCTATGCAAGAACTAGAGCAGCAATTTGCCACTCGTAACAAGACTGGTAATGCTGCAATTGACCATTTGAAATATATTTTGGAGTCACTTGATGCACAAGATGCCAGCGTTATTGAGAGGATCATCAAACAGGACCTTCGTTGCGGAGTCGGCGAACCAACCATTAATAAAATCTGGCCCGGACTCATTAAGACGTATCCCGTCATGCTGGCTTCTGGATTCGACCAGAAACTTATCGACAAGATCGGGTTCCCGGCCTATGTCCAACTCAAATTGGATGGTATGCGCTTCAACGCTATCGTCCGTAGTGGCAAAGTAGAGTTTAGGAGTCGTAATGGAAGACAACTGGATATTGCGTCAGATTTATTTGCTCAAGCATTCATTGGGTTGGCCGCTGTTTACGGCCTTGATTGTGTGTTTGACGGTGAACTTCTTGTTGTTGATTCAAGTGGTAAATCGCTTGATAGGAAAACAGGTAATGGGATTCTGACCAAAGCAATTAAAGGTACACAATCAGCTAAAGAAGCAGATATGGTTCGTGCAACCTTGTGGGATTTTATTCCTTACGACGATTTTGTTGGGGGTAAATATACTGTACCGTATCAAACAAGATTAAGTAATTTAGTTAGAAACGTAGATAAATTCAAACGACAAAAAACTCTATCACATCTTATTGATATTGTTCCAACCAAGGTTGTAGAAGATCAATATACTGCTAACAAGTTATTCAACAAGTATTTAGATGAAGGGCAAGAAGGTATTATTCTTAAATCTATGAATGGTATCTGGGAAGACAAACGCAGTAAAGATCAAGTTAAATTTAAAGCAGAACTTGAATGCGATCTTATGGTTGTTGGTTGGGAAGAAGGTACAGGCAAAAATAAAGGTCGCCTTGGTGCCTTAATTTGTGAATCAGCAGATGGGGCAATTCGAGTTAATGTTGGTTCTGGTTATAGTGATGAACAACGTACAGAATTTAAGATTGACTTTGTTGTAGGAAAAGTAGCCACAGTAAAATATAATGCTCGTATTCAGGACAAAGCAGGTAATGTCGAGAGTTTATTTTTGCCAACATTTATTGAACTACGAGAAGATAAAAATCAAGCAGATAACAGCAGGAGTATCAAATGAAAATGTTTAGCTCACTTAGTAATCTTGAATCAGAATTGATTCAAACAGAACGTGTATTGTCTTTGTTAAAGGCAATCGAAGGTTGTATGGAATATCATGTTCTTAATGAGGAAGATCTTAAAAATTCTTTTAGTCTTGTTCTTGAGCTATTAGACCAGAGTGTGGTAAAAACTAGAGAAAAATTTGACAGTGCATGGGAATTTTCCAAAAATCTAAAAGATGATGAGGATGCTGATCAAGCAATTTGATTATATGAAAAGTATAGATTACTTGTTTAAAGCATTAGAAAGTAGAGCAGGAAAATCTTTATCCAGAGAGTCTAAACATAGATTAAGAAAAGACAAACGTATTGGTTTGAATGGATATACATGGGATAATTTTAATATGGATAATAGACAAGTATTCTTAGCTGCAACTGATTCAGAAGATGTAATTGTATCAGAATTTCTTCTGGAGAAAGCTTATGCTGGATTAGACACTCAGTTTAAATCCATGCACCTTCTTTGTACTATGGAAGAATGGAAAAACTTTGTTGCGAATAATGCTAAAAATTATAAACGTATTTTCCAATCAGGCGAAGAACACGGTGTGATATTTTTTGAAGAAGCTATTATCAAGTATAATATTAGCAGCACTTATATTTCAATAAAACTTATTGGTGAACTTAACTTTATTAATATCTTTGAAAAAAATCTTAAAAATAACTTTGATATTGCTGAATCCTTTATTGAATGGATGTATTCTAGTGATGGATCTAATGTAACCGTTCCATTAACTACAGATAAGAGTCCTGTTTCCGAAATGTATCCCTTTCTTGGTAATGAGAAGTTAACTGAGTACTATGATCGTTACATGCATTCGTCTGCGAGTGTACTAGTATTGATTGGTCCTCCAGGTACAGGTAAGACTACATTTATTCGAGGTCTTTTGCAGCATACCAAATCTAGTGCTATCGTAACTTATGACCCTGAGCTATTAGAAAAAGATTATGTGTTTGCTCGCTTTATTGAAAGTAGCAACAACATCATGGTATTAGAAGATGCTGATAATTTCTTAGGCAGCAGAAATGAAGGCAATACTGTAATGCATAAGTTTCTTAACGTCGGTGATGGTTTAATTACTACTAAGAACAAAAAGCTTATCTTTAGTACTAACTTGCCCTCAGTAAAAGATATTGATCCAGCACTTGTTCGACCAGGCCGTTGTTTTGACGTATTGACATTTAATTATTTAGATAAGCATCAAGCTAAGCTTTTGGCTAAGGTAATTGATTCGGAGTTACCCACTAACAGTGACACTTATAGTATTGCCGATGTTTTTCATAAGCAAACACATAAGGCTAAACCAAAAGCAAAAATTGGTTTTATATAGGAGAAACTTATGAGCTTATTAAAGGGATACAATCCAATTACTGATTATAGATCAGATGATTATGAAACTATATCTTATGATCTTAATAGTATCGGAATAAAAGGCGAGCTTCATACTTGTAGCTTTGTAGTTCAAGATATTAGTTATTTTAATTCATCACCTCAAGAAACAACAGATCATATTAAACGAAATTTGGTGTCGAAAATTGTAGAATCATTATTAACCTCTAACACGCAGTATATAGAATTCACTAAACGAAGTGATCCAAATTCTGGTCAAACTTATTTTATGGCAAGATTATGTGTTGTACCAAAAGATTTAACACAAATTTTAAAGAGTGCGGTAATTAAATAATGGAATCACTAGAAGAATTTGGAAAAATATTTCGTGAAACTATGAATGAAATAGAAAAAGAAAGCGAATCTTACTGGAATTCTTTATCTAAGGAAGAACAGTTAAAGGTTTTTTGTGCTGTGAGCCGACGGATTTTTGAGGGGGAGATTAAGGATAAGGGCTCCTACAGACATGTTCTGTATAGCACTTTTGGATTTGGACCTGAAGCATATGCACAGGCACAGTGTTCCGGGTATTTATCAATTCATAATGCAATATATGATGGTGAACGATTACGAGATAATATTAAAGATTTTTGTACTAAATTTTTAGATGTTGATAAAAATATTTTGGAATCTAAATTAGACGAGTACGTCAAAAAATTGTATTTCTAATAAATAATCGAGAGCGAGGACTCTCGATGATAGCCAAGGTAATACAATTTCCAATAAAAGAAAAAGTTATAGGTTATAAAATTCCGTTATTTACGGATGAAGAAATATTCATTACAATTTCAGCAATGAATATTTTTAGTGATCTGCAATATAAAATTACAGAAAAAAATTTAACTGACCATGATCCTCTCATGGTCATTGATGCCTTAATGAAAGCTAAAGAATCAGAAATAATTTCTGGAATTTGTAAAAGAATTATAGGCAATATACTTAAAGCAGTAGAACCTGTAGAAATGAGAGGTTAATTTGAATATTTTTTATCTAAATAATGATCCCAAAGAATGTGCAAGATTACACAATGATAAACATGTGGTAAAGATGATTCTTGAATATGGGCAACTAATGTCTACTGCCCATAGAGTATTGGATGGCAAGGAATACCTGGGTAAAACAGCTAACGGAAGAAATATTAAACGTTGGTTATTACCTGATGAAAGAGAAAATGTGATGTGGAAAGCAAGCCACATTAAACATCCATCGGGGATTTGGACTCGGCAGTCTAAAGAAAACTACAAATGGTTGTACCGTCTTTGGTTTTATCTATTACAAGAATATACTTATAGATATGGCAAAAAACATTCTGCAGAAAGAATGATGTCTCATTTTTGGCTATATCCGACGAACATCCCCGAAGGACCTTTTACCGATCCAACTCCTGCTATGCCAGATCAGTTTAAAATATCTGGAGATAGCATTAGATCATATATAAATTATTACGTCGGTGCCAAACAACACTTGGCATCATGGAAACATAGGGAAATCCCTAACTGGTGGATAAATGCCTAGCTATAGTTTTAAATGTTCAAATTGTGATCATATATTTGATGTGTTCTGCTCTATGAAAGATAGAAAGGAACAAGAGTGTCCAAACTGCAAATCAAAAAATTATGAGACACATCATCGAGGCGGTAATGCGTTGATTGATCCGGTTCGTCTTGGGGTCAGAACCATTGATGGTGGGTTTAGAGAAGTCTTGTCTAAGATCGCTCAAAATAATTATAAAAGCAACTTGGCGGACAAACTATCAAGACGATGAAAACTTATCTTCAACACTTTCTCCTTGGGGGTAATAGCTGAGAAGTTATTGCCCTCACTTACTTTAAGAGGGCATTCATGGCAAAACAAAAAAATAATACACAATTGCATTCTATTCAACCTCATCTTACTATTCACAACAAGTTAAAGGTAAGACTGGATGATATGAATGTCATTGAGCCATTGACAGATAACCAAAGGAGAGTATTTGAGCTTTATCAAAACTCCAATATCATGTTGTTACATGGAGTAGCAGGAACAGGTAAAACTTTCATCGCTTTATATCACGCACTAGAGGAGGTACTTGATAAATCCAATCCTTTTGAAAAAGTAGTTATAGTTAGATCAGCAGTATCCAGTAGAGATATTGGACATTTGCCTGGAGACGAAAAGGAAAAGACAGAAGTCTACACGGAACCTTATGTAGGTATTTGTCAAGATTTATTTAATAGATATGATGCATATCAGAGATTAGTAGAGCAAGGAGCAATACAATTTTTGGTTACTTCATTCGTAAGAGGTATTACTTTAGATAATAGTATTATTCTTGTTGATGAATGTCAAAATATGACAGACATGGAACTTAATTCAATTATAACCAGAGTGGGAGATAGATCTAAAATTATATTCTGCGGTGATTTTAGACAAACAGACCTTTATAGAAAAACTGATATGTCGGGTCTTAAAAAATTTATGGTTATAGCAGACATGATGCCCTCATTTAAAACTATAGAATTTGGAGTAGAAGATATAGTTAGATCATCTTTAGTAAAAGAATACATCTTAGCTAGGTTAGAATACGAATCCAGATACGGGGGAAATTAGGTATAAATAAAAGAGTCGGTTTCCGACTCTTTTTTATCTATAAATATTAAGATGAATTTAATCTTTACTTCCCCAACTATTTCCAAAGTAAAATTACGAGGAGTAATTTTGCGAGGACAAAGCACAGGTATACCAACAGTATTTTCCTCTAATTATGTATTTTCGCAAGGTGAAAATATAACTCAAGGACAAATACAAATATTACCAAATGTTCAAGTCGAGGTACCTCCCGGTGCCGTCTGGAATTTACAGCCCTAAATGTCAACAATTTTAAATGCAAATTCCATTCTAGGTTTAGTAATTGTTCCTGATTCTTCAGGTGAACTGCAACTTAGAACTGCTAATGTAACTGCTCTTACTGTAGCTAATGCTAGAGTAGGTATAGGTGGCAGTGTAGATTCGAATGCTAATCTTAAGATAACAGGTAATGTAATAGTTACAGAAACAGCTAACGTGTTTTCCTTGGCTGTTTCGGGATATGGTAATGTTATAAGTAGCACTGGTGTTTGGCTTGGTCAGGGTGCTATCGGTGCACAGGGCGCACAGGGTGCTCAGGGGGTCCAAGGGTCACAGGGTGTACAAGGTGCAGTAGGTGCTCAAGGGTCACAGGGTGTACAAGGCTCAACGGGTGATCAAGGTGTACAAGGGTCACAGGGTGCCCAAGGTGTCCAGGGCGCAACAGGTGTAGGTGTCCAAGGTGCTCAGGGTGCCCAAGGTGTGGCAGGTCCAGCTGGCAGTGGCGGTGGATCGGCAAATGTAGCAATCTACGACGAAAATGTTTTAATTACCAGTAATGTAACCGGTATAAATTTTACGGGTTCTGGTGTTACTGCTACATTATCGGGTTCTAATGTCATTGTTACCATTTCTGCTACAGGCGGCGATGGCTCAACAGCAAATGCAGATAATGTTATTCACACCATAGACACATTTAACGGTGATGGTACCACAACATCATTTACTCTTACATCTAATGCATCACAAACAGATTCGTTGGTTATTTTAGATGGTTTGGTACAATTTTATTCGACAGATTATAACATTAGTAATAGCACTTCCTTGGTATTTACGTCAGCTCCAGAAGTCGGTGAGACAATTAAAGTATTGCATCTACAAGGTGCAGGTGCGAGTAATGTGCCTGAAGACTGGGGCCTAGTTGATACATCAGCAACTACTACAGAAGATTACGGAAGCATAGTATGACAAAACAAGTACAAATAAGAAGAGGATCAACCTCACAACACAATACTTTCACCGGGGCGTCTGGCGAAATAACAGTTGATACCGATTTAAGTACAGTTAGAGTACACGACAATGCTTTAGCTGGTGGCCATAGATTGGCAAAATACGCAGAATTAACCACAGCCAATGTCACTGAGGTTACTAATCTTTATTTTACCAACTCCAGATCGAGATTGGCATTAACATCCGGTAACACAATCGGTTATAATAATACCACAGGCAACATTACTCTAACTCCGTCAGGTGTCACTGCTGCTGTATATGGAAATGCTACCTTAATACCAATTATAACTGTGGATACCTTCGGTAGAGTCACTTCGGTCAGTAACGTTGCCTTAACCGCTACCGGTACTATATCGTCAGTTGCGGGTGTCAGCACCGGGGCGGTATCAAATACTCAGTTATCTGCGGGTGTATCTTCGGCAGGGTTAACTGATATAGGTAATGTCACCTTATCCAACACAAGCATTATCATGACTGGCGCTGCAGTATCTAGAGTCGTCAATCTGGGTAACACCATCGCATTGTGCAACATCAATGTTCAAGCAGGATCATATTTTACAGCAAATTCAAATGTAAATACCACTTGGCAATTCACTAATGCTTCGAGTGCTGCTAATGTTGCACAGGCATTTACTCTTGAGTTGTACAACGGCGGTTCATTTACTCAAACCTGGCCAAATGCGGTCAGATGGCCTGGGAATGTGGCACCGGCATTATCTCCTAATTTATATGATATGTTGGTTTTTGTGACAGATAGTAATGGTACTTCTTGGCGTGGTTCAGTTCAAACGGGGTATACTGCATAATGGATTTGATAGCAAAAAGTTTAATAGGTAGTTATGCGAAGGGACCAATAGATCCCTATTTCGAATACACTACTTTGTTGTTGAGCGGAAACGGATTAAACGGTGCACAAAATGGTAGAACTGGACCAGCTGCAGCATACAGAGACGGTACATTTTTAGATGCCTCTACCAACAACTTCACCATCACCCGCAACGGCAACACGACACAGGGAACCTTTAGCCCGTTCAGTCAGACAGGGTGGGGGAATTACTTTGATGGGAGTTCATCGTTAAGTATCGCAAACAATGCCGCTTTCCAAATGTCAACAGGCGACTTCTGCCTTGAGGGATGGTTTTACTGCACAGGAACCTCGGTAATGTGTCCTTTTGGGACAAATTATTTAGGCTCAAGCAACTACATAATTGTTACTTTAAATCGCTCTGGCGCTGGACAAATTGATGCTGCTATTCAAGATAGCTCATCAATTTCCACGAGCACTAACTCCTTTTCAAACAATACTTGGAACCATCTTGTTTATTGTAGGACTAGCGGTACGGTATCACTTTTTCTGAATGGGGATAGGGTGGCTACGGGAACGGACTCCAGCGCTACAAACCCAACAGGCGCATTTCAGATTGGTACGAATACAGCGTTAGCAAGACCTTTCTCTGGCTATTTATCCAATGTCAGACTTATTAAGGGATCACAACCATACAACGCAACATCAACAACCATTACCGTCCCCACCGAACCACTAACAGCAATCTCAGGCACTTCCCTCCTCACCTGCCAATCCAACCGCTTCAAAGATAACAGCACTAATAATTTCACGATCACAACAAGCGGCTCACCAACCGTAGTCGCCTTCTCCCCATTCAACCCCTCTGCATCGTGGTCTGCTGCGACCTATGGTGGGTCAGGGTATTTTGATGGTAGTGGGGATTATTTGACTGCGCCTAACAATACGGCTTTTGATTTAGGGTCTAGCGACTTTACTATTTCGCTTTGGTATTACCCGTTAGTAAGCGGCAACACAGAAAGATTGGTTCAATGGCAAAACGGCGCTGCCTCAAACAGTAATTATGGATATTTTTTGTTCAAAACTACTGCCAATCAAATTACGTTTGGAACACAAAGCGGAGGCAGCACTCAATCTGGCACATCCTCTAGTTCTGTTCAAATAAACGCTTGGAATTATATTGTTGTAACAAGAACAGGAACTTCAGCAACCATTTATGTTAATGGTGTTGGTACTTCAATAAGTGTTTATTCTACTATTGCAAGCCCAAGCGGCGCTCTTTTATATATTTCATCAGACGCAGGAACTGGTCAGTATGCCCAAGGATATTTATCTGGGCTAAGGATTCTAAAAGGAACAGCCGATACACCTTCTTCTTCCAATCCAACATCCCCACCAACCGCCATCACCAACACCAGCCTCCTCCTTAACTTCACCAACGCCGGTATCTATGACGCTACGTCTAAGAATGACTTGGAGACTGTTGGCAATGCTCAGATCAGTACGGCTATTTCTGCTAAGTGGGGAAGCGGGACTATGGCTTTTGATGGGACGGGGGATTATTTATTAACACCTAGTTCAGTCAATCTTAATTATGGTTCTGGTAGTTTTACGTTTGAAGGGTGGCTGTATGTATCAAGTTACCCATCATGGGGTTCTATAGGTACGATCATAGCTAACCGAGCAAACGCATCTTCTTATACGGGAAATATTTTTCTAGCAGTAACAAATCAATCTAGTTCAAATAAAATAAAAATATGGGCATCTTCTAGTGGTTCTGGTCATGACGTTTTTAACGAAGTTGATGTTGCTACGGGTTTATCAACTAACACTTGGTTTCATCTTGCAGTAGTAAGAAGCGGAAATACTTGGTATGGGTTTGTTAATGGATCACAAACCTGGACTACAACCTCATCATCTACGTTAAATTCAAACACAGTGGCAACAACCATTGGCGCAGACACAAATGGCAATGGATTTACGGGTTATATGCAAGACCTACGCATCACCAAAGGCTACGCTCGCTACACATCCAGCTTCACTGCTCCAACAGCAGCGTTTCCCACGTTATAGGACTAGACCATGCAATACTGGACAAAAAACGGGTCTATCCCAAGCACTGAAACAGACAAAAATGAAAAATACTTTAGGAGTATTTGATGTACGCAAAAGTAGACAACAACATTGTTACAGAGGTTTTTAATTTAAAGGAAAAATATAACAACGTATCTTTCCCAAACTATGGTCCCAGTCAAGAATGGTTGGAAGAAAACAATTTGTATTCTGTAACAGTCTTTAAACAGCATGATAGAAATACAGAGAAATTGGTATCGTGTGAACCATATTTCGAAAACAATCAAGTATTTCTGGTAACAGTTCAACAATTAACCGAAGAAGAAATCAACAGTAAAAACGAATCTCAATGGGCAAATATCAGATCTACTAGAAACAATTTGCTTAAAGATTCCGACTGGACAGCATTGGTAGATGTTGATTTATCTGCTGAAAAGAAATCTGAATGGGCTATCTATAGACAAGCATTAAGAGACATAACAGCACAACAAAATCCATTTGATATTACGTGGCCCACCGTTCCAAATAAATAAGTAAATGAGAAGAATAAAAGTCAGTAGAGTAGTAGCCAATGTTACCAGCAACAATTATCTTGCTGTTTCCGAAAATACTATCTTTGGAGTCGCTCTTAATTCCAGTAATGTTACCGAGGGATCTAATCTTTACTTTACCAACGCCAGAGCCTATGCCAATACATTAGTTGCAATCAAGACTGGTAATGGTATCGCTTATAGTAATATAACAGGAAATATTACATTATCAGCTACAGGAGTTTTGGCAGAAAATTATGGTAATACTACCCATCATGTAGGATTGGTGATAGATAGTACAGGTAGAATTACTTCTGCTAATTCTATTCCTTTAGCTGCAGGTCCTCAAGGAAACCAAGGTGACCAAGGCGCACAGGGTGTCCAGGGCGCAGTTGGTGCACAGGGCAATCAAGGTGTCCAAGGTGCAGTTGGTGCACAGGGCGCAGTTGGTGCACAGGGCAATCAAGGTGTCCAAGGCGCAGTTGGTGCACAGGGTAATCAAGGTGTCCAAGGTGCAGTTGGTGCACAGGGCGCAGTTGGTGCACAGGGCGCAGTTGGTGCACAGGGCGCAGTTGGTGCACAGGGCGCAGTTG